GTGAGTTCTGTAAAATGTGATACAAAACCTTACAGACTCAAAATTTTGCCGGGTTTTTTTCCGACGATTTTGTAAACTACTTTCGCTTTTTGGATTCAGAGGATTTATAACCCCACATCTTAGGGTTCACTGTTCCCTCTGTCCATTTCATTCCACGAAAGTCACGATACTTATCCCAATATTGATCAAAGATATCAGACTGAAGTCCTTGAACTATATCATGTTTTTGTTCATTATTATCACCATATGTTACCAGATAAGAGTCCCGTGGGAGACTCTTATCATCAGCAGCAGATGGATCACAGTTCACATGAATGATGTTGATGCTTTTTCCCATTACGAACGATTACCCCATTGGATATCAGGATATGCTTCAGCGACAACATCCTGAGTAAGATTGTATTTGTCAGATAGTTTCTTATCCTTTACGAGACAAACAATCTCTGCTTCGAGTGGATGAAGACCTTGGAGAAGGTTGATGAACATGCTTTCTTTACGCATCTTGTTCATACCATCATTGCCCCCTTTGACAAAGAAGTAGAAGTTTTTTGCCTCTTTACGGATAGTAGTTCTACCTTGCTGGTCAGTCACTCCCATGGAGAACGAACCCTGCTCATACATTCTACGTGTTTCTTGACTGATTTTGGTAGAAAGTGTGCCAGAGTTTACAGTTTGTTCATCATAAGAAGAGTATGGAACATCTCCTTCTGGAAGAACACTGATAACACTTTCGTCGAAGTTCCAAACGAAGAGGATCTTCAGAGACATATCCTCATACTTTTTGAGAACTTCGACTTTCTTTGCCTTGCTGCGCTGTTTTGAGACAAGATCGAGAACCTCAAAAGCCAAGGGGTTTTTAGGAAGTTCCAGTGAAGTAGAAACTTTAACAGTCCTTGGCTTTTTGGTTGTGTTACTCGTCGATGTCTTCTTCGTCGTTGCTTTCGTAGTCATGATAGTTTTCAAAGTTAAATGCGATCACCTCATCTGGTATCAGGTTACCCTGACTGTCAAACATTTCGGGGTGAGGTCTTGGTACTTCCCGATAGTTCATCATGTATTCTCTAGCAACCCAACCACCTATAAGTCCCACTACAAGAAATAATATGGTTAGGAATGAACCAAAAACTAGACTAACTGCTAACATTTCTTTTGCCTCGGGAAACTACTATTCTTTTCCTTGACTTTAAGGAAAATTCAAAATAGATGGTAACTTCCCTGTTAAGAAAGCAAACCATCTTCTCAAAGATGATGTGGAATGGGTGAGTTTGCTTTCTCTTACCTCCATTAAGCAGTAAATCAACGCCACGATTTACGTGACTCTTGCTTTTATTTATGTTAGGACTTGATGACTTGTTGTTCCTTGAGGAATCTGATTGTGTCAACTGAACCTCCTAACTTTTTACCATCACAAATAACCTGTGGAAAGGTTGAACCTTGACCAAATTCAGAGTAAAACTCCTCTTTAGTAAAATGCTCACCAAGATTATACACGACAAACTGAGTTCCTGTCAACTCTAAAACTTGTTTAACCTTGTAGCAATAAGGGCAATTGTCTTTTGAATAAATTGTAAAGTTCATTAGTCGAAAAAGAATATGTGAAAAAGTCTAGAATCTTCTTTAGTCTGCCCAAAGTATTGAGATGCTGCATGTATACATTGGGCATCAAAAATGAACAAACGATTGAAGACATTGCCAATAGAATCTACCAAATCAAACTTAGTAGAATCATAAAATCCTCCGTCAAAAATACTTTTACTAAATTTTGGATCAGAAGTATTACGTATACCACTCTTACTGGCAAACAAAGAAGTTCCAGTATGATAGGGAGCGTCTGGTGTTAAGTATATCATAGCCGCCCATTTCTGTCCATCGTGATGATATACAAGGGGATCTTGTGAAGTGCAATATTGGAAACGACCACACATACCATGTGATTCCCATTCACGAATTTGGATCCCCATTATTTTTTCGAAAGCTTGCTTAGTTCCTGGCACAAAATATTGCTGTATAGAACGACTACCTTTGAAATAATTTAAATCTGGAGCAAACTCTTGAGACAAAGCATACTTTCTTACAGCATACGGATCAGAATAAAAGTTATCAACAACCCATACTGTTTTACTTGATTGTTTGTTTATTGTTGTTATTGGAATCAATTTCATGGGCAGTTTTCGCACGCAAGTTTATGTAAGTAATCACAATAATTACCAGTATCAGAGTATATATTTGTCCTCAGAAAATATGTAAACCTTGGAAATGGACATTTTCTATTAGGATCAATCAATCGCTCTGTTTGAATCTTCATCATCTCATAATCGCCTAGATCATAATACATCTCTGCAAGTGCTACAAGATGTTCGTTTCTTTCTGGACAGAACTCCTCAGACCTAACATAATATTCTATAGACTTCTCATAGTCTCCACACTTCCTATAGAGATTTCCCATCAAGTAAAGGGTGTAATATCCACCTTCGTTTATGTGTGGCGCTTTACCAGTCTCACCATAATTGAATACTCGATTCATATATTCATCAAAATAGAATAAAGCTCTCCTGGCATATTCTTTGGTATGAAGTTCTCCAAGAGGATAAGTTCCACCAGTGGCATCATGATAACTCTTGGCAAGATACCAGAAATGATACATATCGTCTAATAGAGTTCCACCACAAACATGCTGTTCTTCTAATTCTATTGCGTCCTTTAAAAACTTAGTTGGATTGGTGTAACTATTACCGTCACTAATAATGTAATGTCTAAATCCTTTATCAAGGGGGAGTCTTGGAAACTCTTCTTCCGTCGGACCACAACCTGGTTTTAGAATACACTCGTGTCGCTTATCATGACGGAACTTCCAAGGTATTTTAGTGTTCCATAATCTACATCTATACCAAGAAGAAGCACCAGTTGTTGCAACAACATTCCAACTATCAACAGAAGTATCTTCTAAAACACTCCAATCAAAATCATCATCGACTTGAAGTTGTTCATCTCCGTCTATCCTAAAGAACCAATCGCAACCATGATCTGCTTGGTTACATCTTTGAATCAAGTGATCACTATTCCAACCAGGATACTTCCACTCTGTAGTATAGGTAAATCCAGGTATATTCTTTTCAGCAAAAAACTCTTCAATAATTTCCTGTGTCCTATCATTACCATTACATTGAATAATCCAATAGTCAATGTACTTGTAGCAAGAATTTAACATCCTCTCCACAATGTGCTCCTCATTTCCGAGCATAACATTCAAACAAAGTTTGGTCTTTTTCATGGTGTTAAAATCTTGTCAGATAATCCAAGGTTTTTTAATTTTTGTGCTGTCTTGATAATCGTTTCATCAATCGTCAAGTATTCGTAGGTAGCAGTTCTTCCAGCAAACAATGTATTCTTTTCGCTTTGCATTAAAGGTTGATATTGTCTAAATTGATCCAAATATTTTCCAAAAATCATTGGATAGTATGGATTGTTCTTACCCTCAACATGCTCAACAGGATATTCTCTTGTAACAATAGTTGTTTCTACATCTTGATTGTACCAATAAGAATGATCAATTGCTCTGTTCCAACGATTCTTACTATTACATTCATTCAATTGAATATACAAAGTTCTTGGGCAGTAGACATGTTCAAAATTCAAAGAACGATAGACTAACTCACCATACTCATAATCAAAGTAGGCATCAACCTTACCAGTGTATACAAAAAGATCACACTTGTCCTTGAGGTTTCTCCACTCTTGCTTTGGAACATTTAAATGAACTGGAATGCCATCCAAAATGTTTTCAAACATTTTAACAAATCCACCTTTAGGAAGACCTTGATACTTATTATTGCAGAAGTATGATGCTTCTCCAGGATTTCTAACAGGAACTCTGGCAAGAATACTTTGAGGTAGATCTTCAAAAGGAGTTCCCCACATCTTTTCAGAGTAGTCTCTGAATACCAAATCTATAATCTCATTATCGGAGAGTTTTCTACCAATGATCTTATCGGAAGTATCATTGTATGGGATAGGGATCTTACCAAGTTTCGTATTAGCCCAGACTCTAACAGAAAAGTCATTGAAATCTGAAAACTGATGTAACCAGTTCCAAACTTTCTCACTATTGGTGTGAATTGCATGAGGTCCGTGTGCATGAACGATACACCGTGTTTTTTCATCAATGTAGTCGTAACAGTTGCCAGAGATATAAGATCTGGTTTCAAATACCTCTACATCCCACCCATTGTCTTTCAGGATTCTTGCTGCAGTAGATCCTGCAGTTCCTGCTCCAATTACGTATGCAAGTGCCATTTTATTTTAAGACGTTTAAGAGTATATCTTCTATAGAGAGTGATTTAAATCTTTCAGATAGATTTTCCGTGTGTGTTTTCCATTTACCATTGTTCAGATAGTCCATAATAGTTGGTACATATTCATCCCTATCCACCTCCACTATAAGATCTCCATAATAATTCCTGAAACTTTTTTCACTGATGACACACTTGTTGTTTATAAGAGCGTAAAAAAGTCTGGTTTGTTTTTGAATTCTATGGTTTGAATCGGTATGCATATCCAAAATAATTTTTGATCTGGCAACGTACTCATCAAGATCTGGTCCTTCATAGTTAAAAAGCATAACAAATTTTTCAGTCATAAGACCTTGATGTAACAACTTTTCCAGCAGTTCCATTCTGTCCTTCGTGATAGATCCATAGAACAGAACATCAATATCAGGATCTTCTTTGTTTTTAACAGTCTTCAATGTATCTGTATATAAGAATGGTTTAAACTTTGCTTTTATTCCATATTGCTCTAATATTTTTATGTTATCCAGATCATAATCCCAAACTTCGTCAGCACCTCTGATATTATTAATTATTTTTTCTTTTGTATGCCAATGTTTATCATGCAATGGTTCTAACTGATATACAATGTACTTATCAGCACCATAAAATTCTTTTTTAATATGATGTATAGTTCTAAAATTACATAAAGCAAAGATGATAGTATCTTTCTCCCCAATATCATTTCCATATCTATCTTCTGTCATACGTATAAGATCTTGCCAATGTCTAGCACGAAAGTTCCAGTAGACATATCTTGAGAAGTTGGTTTTGAGTTCTATAGCACTTGTATTGCTTTTCTTTTTACCAACAAAATATAAATCTTGAGGATACTCTGTTCTAGTTTCAAATCTATACTCATCAAAATATTTGTCAAAGTCAATCTTTGAAGTGAAATCACTTTCATCCAGGTTTCTATAGTAGTCCCACTGTAAATTAACAGTCAATGGAGAAGCATGAGGCATACTCCTTGTTGTACCATGTTCTTCTCTGCCATGAGTAGCACAAGTAAAGAAAACTAATCCTTCATCTTTACACATGCGAAACATATTCGTGAATGTTTCTAACCAATATGGATTATGCTCAAAGCACTCTGCAGATAAAACTACATCATATTCTCCGTCAGGAGCATCATACTCTTGACCAGGACAAACAATATCTACACAAGGACCTTCGCCAACATCAATGCCAGTGTAATCACAATCATCAAAAATATCTCTAGCAGTTCCATTGATGTCCAAACTACCAACATCTAATACTTTTTTGTTTTTGAAAAACTCAGGATATTGATCTTTTACTTGTCTAATAAAATCAGCTTGCTCTGGATGTGCCATTCAGTGTTACTCTCTCTTGTATAAAGTCTAAAACTTCTTGGTTGTTCTCTTGGTCTTTTGTTGGGGCATATAGTGCTCGCTTTCTTTCTTCTACTTCACTAGAAGAGTCTGTCATGTAATAAACAGCTAAACTTTTTCTATATACACCTTCTGGACATGATATTGGTTGGGGCAATCCATGCCAAGAATTTTGGGTCGTATCAAACAGTATAGCACGATTAAAGATATTATCAATGGTCACCTCTCTTTTGAGAGGTTTTTTTGTCTCTTCATTGTGAGACCAAAATTCAAGTCCCCCACCCCATTCGGGATTCCATCCTTCTGTGAGATAAACAATAAGATTAAGTTTTCTTTGAAGACTGGTCTTTGGATGAATAGAATAATCTAAATGAATATTAAGTTTTCCACCTCTAGCATGAATATGCCACCCTCCGCCATGTAGACCAATATCGGGATAAAGAATTTTAATGTTCATCCTATTACAAAGACTCTCGATAAACTCTGGAGAATTCAGAAAAGTAAAAGTACTATAGGTCTCTGGTGGAAAATGATTCCAATTGTTATTACTTTTTTTATTTTCTAAGGGGTTATTGTAGAAGATCCAATTGGAATCATCATAACTTGGAAACTCCTTAGATAGTTTGATTGCTTTTTCTACTGGGAAAAAGTCATCAATTATAGTGAAATCAAAAGGAAAATGATTCATCAAATACTCAAAATTCCAGGTAGTCTTTGTTCATCTTTAATTGCAACCAACCATGCAGTTACAACAGGAATCTGTGGTGCCATGTCCCAAGTATCTAGACGATAAGATTGGAAGCGAATATCTTTATTTCGAATGTATTGTGCTTTGTTTCTGTCAGTATAATACCAGAAACTATGCTCGTTCCAAAAACTTACATGTGTTGGATCTTGCCATGCACCACGACCATCAGTAGAAGGAACCTCAATAAACGCCCAACCACCATGAGCAAGAACACGATGTATTTCTCTCATCGTTTTGACTGGATCTCTTAGGTGTTCAATAACATGACTAGCGTTTAGAACACCAACACTATTATCTTCAAGAGGAATGCCATCATTTAAATCACATGTAATGTCAGCACCTTCTTGGTCAATGGTTAGGTATCCTGGTCTTGGAAATAATCCACCACCCATATCGACCTTTAGTAGTCCCTTGAGTTCTGCATCTCTTTCAGCAAGTTGATATGCATATTGTCTTTGCAGTTCTACAGTTTTAGTTTGAATTTGTGCATTTCTTTCAAGATAAGTATTATCACCATAGACTCTGTAAACATACAAAGGCTTACTAATATGATACATCTTGGTACTGAGATATGTTCGAATCAATAGTTCATGATCATCACAGATATTCAGATCAACATTATGACCACCAAGATTTTTATAAACACCAGTTCTCCATGATCGAACATGATCTGGAGCATACCAAATAAAAGACAATGAATGACTTGTTGGTTCCCATGTATTCATTACATAGAGATTCTTACCCTCATATTCATAGTTGTAGTGAGTCCATCCATGACTACTTTTGTATGGTATAAAATCTTCTTTATTGATAGCAACATCACTATAGACAAAACCAATAGTTTCATCTTGATATGCTTTATTAAGTTCCTCTAAACAATCTGGTGTGATAGTATCATCGTGATCTACTTCTACAAGAACGTCTCCCGTCCCTAGATTAAATGCTCTATTCTTGTGAAACCCAACATTAGTAGTTTCTCCATCATACTTGTATATTATTACTCTTCTATCAAGTTCTATTTCAGAAGGAATTTTTTCAGTATCAAAATCTCCATTAGTCCATACGATCCATTCCCAGTTTTCATAAGTCTGAGCACACAAACTCCTATAGAGTTCTTCAAAATACGGAGTATTCTTATGAGATGGTGTGATAACACTAAATTTATAATTCATTAGAAAAAAATATCAAGATGACATATCATTTGCGTGATGTGATCGAATCCCATTAGCAAGAACATAATGAAAAAATATTTGATGATAATAAAGATCATCACGTTTTATTTTTTTACCATACCATGTTTTATTGTATTCATCAGGCATAGGATCTCTCCAATGTGGTCTCTCACATCCTTTGTATATCATGCCATCACCAGCGTTTAAAATAACAGATCGATCTTCACCAATCTTTTCTTCTGTATCTGGTGTTTTAATCCAAATAGTCCATGGATTACTAAGATTTGTACTGATATGAACTGTCACAGAAATCTCACAGGAGGGTCTATCACAATGAGGTGACAATGCTTGTCCAGAG